GTTTGACCAGTTTGGAAACAAACAACAAGTGGGTCTTGACGGTAGCATGAGTGAAGTGATCGAGAACTTGAGCGAGTTTGACTTGAACACTGAGGAGTTCAGTGATGTTCTGACACTCGCGGTGTTCAAAGTACGTCAATCAACACTTGAACCAGACGCAACAAAGCTTGATTACATGGTTGCAGACAGTGTGATCGGTAGCGTCAATTACTTCCGTGAGCGTTTCTTATCAACAGGAGGTACAGCGGTATCATACTTCATCGAGAGTGAAGCTGAAAACAGTAACAACTTGTATCTCAAGATGAACGAAGGTATAGCAAAAACAGCCGGTAACTGGTTGGACGAGAACGGTTATCCAACAAGAAAAATCAGAATATTACCTGCTAAAGACGCACGTTACTTTGATGAGTTATCTGAAACCGAGCAGAAAGCCCGGCAAGGGGACACAGTTGAAGAGAAGAAAGAAGTTAACGACTTCAAAGTGTCACAAAGTTTCTTGAATGGACGTGAAGAAAAGGAGGACAGACTTTACATCAAATCATGGCAGGATCTGCAGCGTAAAGGAGAAGCAGCTATCAAACATGGTAACAATGTGTATCCACATGGTGTTTATCGCAAACAAATGGCAGAAGCCAAAGAAACTGGTAACATACCGGCCAAACTTGACCGTATTTTCGAGCTAGCAGACAATTTTGACCTGTTCCCGATTGACATCACTGTTGAAGGTGGATTAGGTACTGTCTATGTTGGATCTGATGGAGGTACATCTGGTAACTTTGATGATGAAGAGTATTTCCCAATTGGTGAGCACGTTGTTAGTAGCACAGGATTGAGTGGTAACGGTTTGTATCAAACTAAAATCATCGACAATCGTAACGAGATCAAATTCTTGACCGATTATGACACGATTTTTGATACTTTCAAAAGCTTCAGTCAATTTGCACGTAAAGACAACATCTTCGTTGCAGACCCATTGCGTTACATTTTTGTACAAGGCCGGAACAGCAAAACCTTGACAAGTAAACAACGTGAAGCTGGTGTCAACTTCTCACAACACATCTACTGGCCACTGCGTCACATGATGACCGGTGGTACCAAGAACAGCAGTTATTGTACAACATACGCTAACTGGGGATTCACCAACGATAAAGCGTTGAACAGACCAGTTTGGGTACCAATGAGTGGTTTCGCAGCAGCTGCAATGGCCAACACTGACAGTAACTTCTATCCATGGATAGCTCCAGCAGGTTTCACACGAGGCTTGGTGAGCGGTGTCCAGGACTTAGCGTTCTATCCTAAGCAAAAAGAACGGGATCAGTTGTACAAGATCGGATTGAATCCAATCGCCAACTTCCCGAACGAAGGTTTCGCGATCTTTGGTCAAAAGACCATGCAAGCCAAACCAAGTGCTTTCGACAGAATCAATGTGAGAAGGTTGTTCTTGTACCTGCAAAAAGCAGTTATGAACACCATCAAGTACTTTGTATTTGAGCCAAACACATTGTTCACAAGAACACAAGTGATCAACGTTTTACGACCAATATTTGAAGAGGTGAAAAACACGCAAGGAATGTACGACTACTTGTTAGTCTGTGACGAGCGTAACAACTCACCTGATGTGATTGACCGGAACGAGCTGGTTGTTGATATATATGTCAAACCTACTCGTGCTGCAGAATTCATCTTGGTGAACTTCTACGCAACAAGAACTGGTCAGGACTTCAGTGAATTAGTGTCGTAAGACTAAATAATTAGGAGGAACAATTTATGCCAGACGTAAGACAAACAATATCAGATTTCTATAGAGTAGCACAGGAGCGTGATTTCAGTCGTGATTTCCAATTCCGTGTTCTCAACATTCAAAACGGTGACGGTAGTGTGACCATAACAGAGGACGATTTGGTTTATGCCAAGGGCGGTAGTATTCCTGGTCGTACGATCAGTGTATCAGACATACCGTTCATGGGATTGAACTTCAAAGTCCCTGGTGGTGCGTCTTATACCGGTGAATATTCACTCACATTCTATAGTGATCGTGTTGACAGCTTGAGAACATTGTTGTTGAACTGGACTCGTGACACATTTGATGATGCTACAAGTACCGGTAATTACTTCATTGCTCGAGAAACATCGATTGTTGACCTTGTGCAGCTTGACACACAGCTCAACCGTGTGAGTCAGTACACATTAGTTGGAGCATTTCCAACAAGTGTAGGTGACGTTTCATACGATCCTGCTGGTACAGGTG